TGTATGTCTTTAATATCTTCTATGCGATATTCCAAGAATGGCTCTAAATCCTTGTATTGGGTATATTGTCGTAATTCATAATTATCACTATCTTCAAAGTTGTGTTTTTTACAACTTTCAATCATCATATTATATAATTTGTAATAATCACAATACATGCGATTATTGATAAATAGTAAGGTTTTCTCTAAACTATCGTATTCTAACTGAAACGACTTGTATTGGAAATAAAATGAGTCCAAACAGAATAAGAAAACCTTTTTGCTGTTATTTTCAATCAATTTAAAATAAGCATCCTTAAGACGATTCAACTTCTGATTTGCATGTAATTTAATCTTGTTAATTTCGTCTATGGTATGCATTATATTTTGGAAACTTACCTTCAATTTATTAATTTCAAAAGCATGGGTTGATTTTATAGATGGTTCCATTATATATGTATGTTATAAAATATTTTATCCATTTAACAATATGAAAAATAATGTATATGATAATATATTATGGAATCACAAAATGATACACAAACCACAACAAGGTCATTAGTACGTATTTCTACTGACTTAATTAATGATTTACTACACAGTTTCCCTGAATGTGAAGATGAATTAATGGATATGAAGGCACATTTAGAAGAGAGTTCGTATTTAGATTATTGTAAAAAAATATATCCGCAACGTTTTTTTGATATTTTATACCAAAACGATGAAATATTTGGAAATGATGAGGTGGATACGTGTTTTATGCCAAATATTGACTTTAAACAGTTTTTCAATGCAGAAGGTGTAAGCGAGAAAACACGTGATGTGCTATGGCAATACTTACAACTCATTTTGTTTACAATTATTGGTGATGTTCAAAACGCAAAAGACTTTGGAGAAACCGCGAATTTATTCAACGGTATTGACGAAGGTGAATTACAAGACAAGATGAAGGAGGCATTTGAAAATATGGGAAGTGTATTGGAAAATATGACAAAGAGTGCTGATGAAAATCAGGAAAATGAAGGCGAACCAACTGAAGAAGGAACCGAAACGCCACAACAAGATGGTGGAATACCCCAATTTGAAAATATTAAAGAACATTTACAAACATTATTTGATGGGAAAATTGGTTCTCTTGCAAAGGAATTAGCAGAGGAAGTTAGTGATGATTTCAAGGACTTGATTGGGGATGAAAAAACAGAAACAAATCCCAAGGATATTTTCAAAAAGTTGATACGTAATCCCAAGAAAATCACGGATTTGATGAAAAAGGTGAGTTCTAAGTTAGAGCAAAAGATGAAATCCGGAAATATATCAAAAGAGGAATTGATGAAGGAAGCGGGAGATATTATGAAAAAAATGAAAGATATGGGTGGGGGAAAGGAGTTTGGAGATATGATGAAAAACATGGCAAAAACAATGGGAGGCAAAAATGCACGTGTAAATATGGGTATGTTTAACCAAATGGCAAAACAGAATGAAAATCGCGAACGTATATTGAAAAAATTGGAAGAGCGTCGTCAAGCAAAGATTGTTGAAGAAAACAACAAAAAGAAGTTTGTCATTGAAGGCGAAACGCAGGAAAAGTCGTCAATTGACCCCAAATTGATGGAAGAATTAGAAAATATGACATTGGATGATGGTCCAAGCAAACCCAAGAGTTCGTCAAAAAAGAAAAAAAATAAAAAGAAGGGAAAGAAGTAAAATGTTGGGTAAATATATATGAACCCCTTTCGTTTTATAAAACTTCATATTTTTTTATTGGCATTTGTGTTTGGGTTATTTGCTGTATATGTCATAATGCCAGAGGAAAAGAAAATATACGTCTATCCCACACCCGAAAATGTAAATGACATACAATACAAAGATAATGCTAATAACTGTTTTGATATTACACAACAAGAAGTACAATGTGGTGATTACGATGGTGTGGAAAAAATACCCATGCAGTAAGTTATAATGTGTATGTATTATATATATTATGATGAATATAAACCGATTCATAAAAACTGAACAAGGACAAATAATGTTATCTATTATTCTTGGTTTAGGATTAGCAACAATGTTTAGAAAAGTATGTAATGATAAAAAATGTTTAGTTTTTAGAGGACCAACATTAAGTGAATTTGAAGATAAGGTATATCAACACGGAGAAAAATGTTATAAATATAATATTAATCCTAATTCTTGCAGTAGCAATAAGAAGGAAATAGCCATTGAATAATGCGTTTTAGCATAAACATTATATATATGTGAATACATATATAATGAGTAACACAACAAATATTGCCGATTTACCGATTGGGAATGGCGAACCACAAATACAAAATACATTAATGCCGAAACAAATGGATACGGATAATTACAAACCCATTAATATTCACCCCAATCCGTATGGTATTTCAGACCAGAACCCAATTATTCAAAACCCACAACAGTCATATAAGCACGAAGAGCCACAAGAACTTCAACTTCCTGAAAATTACAGGGAAATGGTAGTTCAGCAAAGTATGGGGAATGCTTTACCGTCAAGAGATGTACCAATAGATAACAGTGGCTACATGAACGATGAAGAAATTCAACAGAACTTTGTACCCAAGAAAGAAAAGCACGTTGACTTTTTACTGGATTATGAACAAGAGTTAGAAAAACAAACCAAGAAAGACCAAGAGAAACATCGCAAGAAAATGTTGGAAACTATTTACGATGAAATACAACTTGCATTATATGTATCATTATTGTTTTTCATTTTCCAAACGTCATTATTTCGCAAAATGCTATGGAATAAATTTATGTTTTTGCCCATTATTAATAATGAAGGCAATTTGAACTTATATGGAATTATGTTCAAGAGTTTCCTTTTTGGATTGTTCTTTTATACCAGTCAGAAATTGGCGGTATTTTTAACAGAAATTTAATGGGTAAGAAATGTCCATATATATAATATTACTATTATCCAATACAAGATATTGTATTTATCGTGTATTGCAATAACTAATACAACCAGTCGTTATCTGTTGAGGTAGATGTTTTTCTGGTTTTTGTCTTTGGTTTTGATTTAGATTTTATATTTATTTTTGATTTCATTGTAGTTTTTCGGAGTGTTTTTCCAGTTTTAAATACATCTGAAGGATTATATTTCAAGAACCATTCATTATATTCAGTAGTATTTTTTTTATTTCTAAGTTTTTTGTATTGCTCTGCCTTTTCTTGGCGAATTTCTTCGATTGTCTTTTGTTTTCCAAAACAAGATATAGAGAACCGTTTTAATAATCCCTTGTTTGAAAGACGATTACGAGCTTCAACATCAAATAAATATTTTGCCATACATAATAAACGCTCTCTACTATAATGCTTTGTATTTGTATATATAAATGCAAGATAGAATGTAAGTATAGTATCAATTGTGGCAATGCGCACCTTTTTTCCGTGAATATTAATTTTATTGTAACTATGGCACGCAATGGGCTTGTAGATAAACAATACAGATGTACCGCGAACCTTGAATTCAATATGTTCAGGTATAATTTCATCAATCTCAGCATGTTTAATTATTTCAACATCGTCTATATTATATGTTTTCAATGCTTCAGCTATAATTGTTGATGTAACTTCCGGATTTTCAGCAATTATATCAAAATCGGGAACCTTTTTCGTTATACTGAGTTCTCCAATCATATATTTTGAAAATAACGATGCTGCATAACCACCAAAGAAAACTACTTCTTGTTTTACAAGGGATTCCCATAATATATTAAATATGTTTTCAATCGGTTCAGATTTATCTTTACGCAATGACGGCATTTGACGCTGAAATTCAATCGTTTTACACGACACACCAGGCTTCATTGGATAATATTTATTCAATAATACAAGACGTTTTAATACCTTTTCCCATCGGGAAACGTCACCTCTTGGACGCGATAGTTCTAAATACATATTCATTCTTAAAAAATTAGGCGGGCTATATTTAATTCCTTGTATTGTTATAGCGTCCTTGGAAATAGTATCAAAAATGTCTTTATGAAGTTGTGTAATATCTGCAATGGGTATGAAATTTACAAATACCTTAAAAGTTCCTTTATGTACGCCTGATTTGGCTTCTACATCGGTATATCCATTTTTATAATAAATATTGGATAACTCAATTGCGTGCTTGAGAGCATTTGGACTATAAAAATCGTAATCTGGGATTTCAAGTTCTCTATCATAAAATTGAGCTTCTTTGGGTAAAATATTATTGATTGCTGTTCCACCATAACATACTAATTTTTTCTTCTTCAAAAAATCTTCTAAAATACTTAGAATTGATGTAATATCGTCATTATTAACCAACTTTCGTTTGGATACCTTTTCTGTAACATCAACTGCTTGACGCAAAATAGTGAGCTCACATTCCTCAAATGTCATATCATTATTACATAACTCATTATCATACTTATTTTGTACGCGTGCAAGATCTTTTTTACTTTTAATAGTATTCTTGGTATTGTATGTTTTGGTAGGCATATCTTCAACACTATCCATTGTTATAAAATATAAATATATATATTATTACTTATATATTTATTCTATTAGTGATTATTCTTGTAGCCGGTTGATATATGGAAGAGCAATATTAAATGGTATAAATGCGGATTTAAAATGCTTGAAAAAATCTTCGCATTCTTGTAAGTTACTATCTCGCATATAATAGCGATAACATAACATTTGAATGCCATAATCCTGAATAGATTTGATAAACGAAATGTGATTTACAAATGTGCTTGCAAATAGCGACCCAATTTTACCATTTTCATTATAATATTCGGGAACCGCAATGGATATATTTCTCAGTGTGACATTATCATTGGAATCAATTTGAACATCTTTTTCATCTAAATCCATAGTACTATATTTGGAAAGCAATGAACCATTTTGTAGATTTATTTGTTTTGATAAATCATAACATATTTCCATTGGGTCGCACATTATCTGATTCTGGTAATTACGATGAATACTATTATCAAACATCAATACCACTCTATTGTTAATGTCGTTCATTGTAGTACGATTAGTGATTTTTTTGTCGTATAATTTACCCGATAAAGCAAAATCAACGGATTTTGAAACAGCTGTTAAAGCAATGGATAAATCGTCTTCGTTACATTTTAAACGAATATTTATAAAAAGCGGGTCTTTGGAATTGGGAGATGGATACGAGAATCCGAATGTAGATGCCGCGGATAATATATCATCTAATAAGACCTTGTTTTCCGTATCATATGTTTTATATGTATTGTCGGTAGTATATGTTACATAAGGAATATCATTAATCATTAATACTTCAAAGTCTAACAAGCGGCAACCTCGTGATAATACATATTTAACCATATCTTTGCTTACATATTTACCACTAATAGCACTGTTATAACTGGATTTTATAATGTATTCTTTTAATGGTAAATAAAGTTCGCCATTATAGTTACTAATACCAGAACTGGTGGAATTATATGACACTGAGCGAATTTCACTGTTTTTCGTATCAAATAATCCTTCTTGGATAGAATTATATTTATATACAATTGTAGATAGTAGTAAATATAAAATGAATACAATGATAATGAATAGCAAAATATTATTAAAAGTCATAGTCCTTTTATTTATTATATAAAGATATAATATATTTTCTATATAATAATATGGCTGGTGGATTACTAAATTTAAAATCACAAGGTTCTAATAATGTTATATTAAATGGAAATCCAAGTAAAACATTTTTCAAGGTCGTATATAGTAAATATACTAACTTTGGATTACAAAAATTCCGCATTGATTACGATGGCTTACGAGAACTCCGTCCCAGCGAAGAATCCACATTTACATTCAAATTTCCACGATATGCAGAACTGTTGATGGATACCTATTTGGTAGTTACGTTGCCTAATATTTGGAGTCCTATTCATCACCCTGTTCCCCAAACTGCTGGCAATACTACTAAACATACAACTGGACGTTGGGCACCATATGACTTCAGGTGGATTGAACATATTGGAACACATATGATAAAAGAAGTCGTTTTGTCGTGTGGATCAACCACCATACAGCGATATACTGGAAATTATTTAGCAGCGATGATGGAAAGGGATTTTACATCAGAGAAAAAGGAATTGTTTCATAAGATGACTGGACATATACCTGAATTAAATGACCCAGCCAACGTAAATGGTCGTCATAATACATATCCTTCCGCTTTTTATACACCTTCTGCTGTTGGTTCTGAGCCGAGCATACGTGGTCGCAATTTGTATATTCCCATTAATACCTGGTTTACCATGGATAACCGCACACCATTTCCATTAATATCATTACAATACAATCAGTTGGAAATCTCTGTTACATTGCGACCCATACAAGATTTATTTCAAGTTCGCGATGTATATGATAATGTATATAATCGTCCCTATGTGCGACCGGATTTCAATGAAAATCGTTTTCAGATGTATCGTTTTCTACAAACACCCCCTAATGTATTTTTAGATTCAGAGTATTATGCAAATAAAGTAAATACGTGGAATGCAGACGTGCATCTTATATCAACTTATTGTTTCCTATCTACAGATGAATCCCGCAAATTCGCATTAGAGGATCAAGCATATCTCATTAAAGATGTATATGAACACCGTTTTGAAAATGTAACGGGGTCTAAAAAGATAAAATTATTATCCAATGGAATGATATCGTCTTGGATGTGGTATTTACAGCGTAATGATGTGAATTTACGTAACGAATGGTCAAACTATACAAATTGGCCATATAGAACACAACCCGCCGATATTGAACTGTCTGCACGTAATATCAAAACATATTTGGATGGACTCAATCTTCCTGGGACTATTCCACAGGACTATGGTCCGTTTATTGACCCACACGATGGTCGAAATACGGGTATTTATATTACTGGTGATTTCAAATCGGTTAATCGCAAAGAAATTCTTGAAACAATGGGTATTTTGTTGGATGGCGATTATCGCGAGAATATTCTTACACGAGGAGTATTTGATTATATTGAAAAATATACGCGCACAAATGGGTCTGCTTCAAACGGTATATATTGTTACAATTTCTGTTTAAAGACCGATCCGAAGGAATATCAACCGTCAGGGGCAATAAATATGAGTAATTTTAAAAACATTGAGTTAGAAATAACAACGCACGTTCCTGAAATTGATTTAGTGAATTCTCGCTATGATGTAATATGTAATCAAGATGGGGAACCTATTGGTGTAAGACAAGGTACATATCAGTTGTATGATTATAACTATAATTTAGTATTGTATGAAGAACGCTACAATATACTTTCATTTATTGGTGGTAATTGTGGATTAATGTATGCTCGTTAAAAATGTGAATTATAATTTATTATTATATCATAATATAGTAATATATAATGATGGAAAATACTACAAAATGGAAACAAAAACCAATGAAAGAAGGTATGAGTTTGAATCATAATAAATACAAAATGAAAAAACTGAAAATGAAAAAAGATATGAATTATGCAAATATAGAAACATTTATTGATATATTAGAGGACATTCAACCCGATAATGAGGATAGTCCAATAGAAGACGAAAAACCAATTGAGGGATTTGTACCTACCCCTATTGTTGGTGTTGGTCTTGATAATGAAACTGATTATGATGGAAATGATAATATTGATAAAAAACAAAACAATAAGGATGGTGGTATATTGAACGATTATCTGAAATATCTATCTTATATTTTCTCATATATGTATATTTTTATTCGCTATTTAAGTTATCGCATTTCAGAAATGATATATGATACATTTTCAGGTAATTATAGTGAAAATTTTGACACAGGAGGAGTAAGTTCAGGAGCGGGAGGAGTAAGTTCAGGAGCGGGAGGAGTGAGTTCTGGAGCGGGAGGAGTAAGTTCAGGAGCGGGAAAAGTGAGTTCTGGAGCGGGAGGATTATATAGTGGAAGTAATAATCAAAATGAAGAAGAGGAAGATCAAAAAGCACAAGAAATTGAAGAAAAAGCAAAAGTAATATCAGATATAGTAGATACTATTAAAGCTACTGAAAACGCAATAAATGAAAATAAAGAAACACTGAATCGTATTTCAGAAGATGGACGACGAATAAAAGATCGCATTAATTCAATGACCTATTCAGAGCGATATTTCATCAATGCTAAAAATCAATTAGACGCAGAAATAAACAATAGGTCCAAAAAACGCGGAATTGATGTAGATATTGACAATGATGAAAAAGGCAAAGATTTAAAAGTGATTTCCAATAACTTGCTATGGTTGTTGTCTATATTTGGTGGATACTCAATGTCATACACATTATACTATTATTTATTTTATAGTGAGCGTGTAGGAAATGATAAAGACATTATTGATGGTGATGTAACCACAATCCTTGATAAAAATGATCAGGGAAACATAAAAGATTATCATGGAAATCGAGTAAATTTTTTGCCCACATATGCGTCTGTAAATAAGTTAGCAGAAGAATATTTATGTCATGATACACGTGATGGTGCTAATGACGATACGCTTTCATCGCAATTGTCAAATGGTATAGGTATATTCTTTTATAAATTATTAAAACCTATTGTAAGTTTAATTGAATTATTCCATAATTTTGTATTTGTATATTTTCCCAATATTATCAATGGTGAACACGGATTATTAGGATATGTACGCCTTTTTCCAAATATTGGCGCATATCCAATAATTAGAAACTTAATGACAAATAATATGAAATTCTTTTTATTGACATTGTTGTCATCCTTACTCATTTTCTATAGTGGAAAAGATTTTATGGACTATATAGTTAGTGTATTGTCAGGTAAGCCAAGTGCTAATTTTTTCACTGCATGGATAACATTTCTCATCGCAATTGTATCATTTGGTCTTATTTATGATAGTTTTAAAAGTGCGTCAAAGTTGTCGGGTTTAACAGAATTAAAAGAGCGCACAGTGGGGAAGAATATTACTGGTAAAATGGGAACAAACGCAAAAGACAGTGCGACGAAACAAATCAATAAAGTAAGAGAAAGTATAAACAAAAACATGGGTTCTAAAATAAAAGCAGTAGGTGAAAAAATGGGTATTATGAAAGGAGGTGATCCAGAACAAGTAAGCAATAATGACAGTGAAATAGAAACAACAAAAGTATGTTCAGATATAAATGAAAATCAAGGTATTTTTATTGATACAATATTTGGTATAGAAAAAATGGGAGGTTTAGCTGCGTTGTTTGCTTATCCTACGATGATAATATTAAATCTAATTATATTCTTTGTTGTATTATTTACGTTATTTGGTTTTGGTCCTATTTTCATATTTGGATATATATTATTTGTATTTGGTATTGGAACAATACTAACATCATTTGATAATAATATTTTATATAATATAAATAGTGTATTGAAATTGGACCGCAATCAGCAAATTGATTTGAGCATTATTAATAAAACAATAGAAACATCTGATTTATACAAAGAATCAAAAAACAATGATTTAATGAAAGATGCTGAGACCTATATAAATAATCAAATGTTAAATCATTCATGGATTTATAATATTGGTAATGTGTTATCTAAGCGAAATGTATTATTGCTTGTGATTATTTCTCTCTTTTCTTCAGGAAGTGATATATTTATAAATATCAAGGAAGATAATGTAAGGCAAATGTTATCTATAATTACATTTATTGGTGCTGGTGCAATCGGATTTTACAATTTCATGTTTACAGGAGAAAAAGAAGATGTAGATTTCAAAAAAGTATTAATGAAAATGGGAATTCCAATAGATAAGTTTAATGTATCTGGTGATAAACCTTCGCAAGAAGAAATTAAAATGTCTGATACCGCAAATGAGATAGTAAAAGATTTAACATCTGTATATAAAAATTCAACAGATTTGTCCAATGTTAAGACAGTTTTTAATAGGTATAAAGATGATTTAAATAAGTTATTGAATTATATGTCCGAACAATCGCGAAGTGAAAATGTTATGGTAAATGCTTTACAATCGGCAAGAAACTATTTGCAAAATATAACAAGCGTTACCGAAAATGCATTTGTACTATCTATTTATAGATACATTATTAAAAATAAGTTTGGTTATTTTAATCCATTACATACAGATAAAGCGAATTACGATCTCAATTATAACAGATACGCATTACAAACACAATATAATATATCATTGTAAATTGGATATATAGAATTTATAGTATTACAATTTAAAAACTAATCAGATAATATAGTTATATGAAAAAAAAATATTATCCTTTTGTTAGTGTATGCACACCAACATTCAATCGTCGTCCGTTTATTAAGAACATTATTCAATGCTATAAGAATCAGACGTATCCCAAAAGTAGAATGGAATGGATTGTTATTGACGATGGAACAGACAATGTTCAAGATATTTTCCAAGATGAAACTAAGCTACCAAACTTGAAATATTTTGCTACAGAGAAAATGAATTTAGGTGCAAAGCGTAATTTTATGCATACAAAAGCAAAAGGGTCAATTATTGTATATATGGACGATGATGATTACTATCCACCTGACCGTGTAGAGCATGCTGTTGAACGATTACAAGAAAATCCAAAAGCAATGTGTGCTGGTTCAAGTGAGTTGTACGTATATTTTAAAACACTTAATAGAATGGTTCAGTTTGGTCCATATGGCCCTAATCATTCAACAGCGGGAACCTTTGCTTTTCGCAAAACATTATTAGATACAACACAATATGATGATAATGCCGCATTAGCGGAAGAACGTGCTTTTCTGAAGGATTATACTGTCCCGTTTGTTCAATTAGATCCGATGAAAACTATTTTGGTATTTTCACACGAACATAATACATTTGATAAACGAGAATTATTAAAAAATCCAGAATCTCCGGTCATGAGAACAAGTGATAAAACAGTAGATATGTTTATTTTGAACGATTATGAAGCTCCCATTAAAAAATTCTTTATGGAAGATATTGACGGATTATTAGATAATTACGAGTATGGACTTCCAAAAAATAAACCCGAAGTTATTAAGCAAACCAAAGAAATAAAAGAAAAACGTGAAAAAATGCAAGCCAAAATAACACAAGAAGAATTAAACGCACATACTGGAATTTTTATAGATACGGAAAATGGAGAAAAAA